GATTCTATGTCCAGGCTGCAACTGATAAACATTACAACTTTATCTCGTTTGCTGAGAGTATGAGTTATCGTACATGCGAAGAATGTGGTGCTCCAGGAAAAACATACACCGATGGTTGGCATCGTACTATGTGCGATATTCATGCAGCAATGGCTGGTCGTACTGAAGAATATGAGTATGAGGAGAATGAATAATGTTTTACGGTAAAGATATGGTTGAAAAGAACTTTGATATTCTCCTACAGAAATTAGAACAACAAGAATTGTTTTTGTTTGAACCAATGCCATCTTATAAAGAAGGTGATCGATGGACTGATGAATTTCGCATTCGTGATGGTCACACCAAACTTGCTGATGGTACTTGGGTTACTATTCATAAAGTAACTACTTGGGTTCAACAACTCAAGAAAGATACCACAGAGTTGTATGAACAGAATACAAAACAATCTCGTGAAATTTCATTGTTGAGACAACAAAGATATGAGATGGAATATGGATTGAGAGTTGCTGAGAAAGCATTGAAGAATTCGTTGGGTTTAACTAAGGAGATGATTAATGAGTAAAGAATATATTGATATGTTGAAACAAGAACGACAGGTTCTACTTGATCGTTACGATCCGTACAGTGAGGGTACTGGTCATTTCAATACTGCTGTTAGCGTATTGACTGCTCGTATTGAAGAGTTGGAATCACCAACTAAACTCAAAGAAGGTTCGGTGTGGGTATTGGTGGAAGCAATTCAGTCATATCGTCTGCGTTACATGGTTGAAGCACCTGCCACTAATCCTGAGTATGCCATGGATGATGTTACCTGTGAAGATGCAAAAGAGTTTTCTCAATTTGCATTACCAGAAGTGATCACATCGCATCGTGTTCTTACTGAAGAAGAAGCCATCGCTCTTTGTGATGAAGATAATGATTATACTAATGGTTGGACTAAAGAGCAAAAGATTAAATCATTCTTTACTAAAGATGGTGAAGGCAGAGGATTCTAATGTTCATGTTCGATGTGGAAACGCTGGGAGTAGAATCCAATTGTGTGGTTCTCTCTGCAGCTATGGTTCACTTTGATCCAGAGAAACGACCAACCTATCAAGACTTATTGGACAATGCATGTTTTGTAAAGTTCGATGTGAAGGAACAGATGGGTGTTGGTCGTACTGCATCAAAGTCTACACTTGAGTGGTGGAAAGGACAGCACGAATATGTTCGCAAGACTTCTCTTGATCCATCTCGTGAAGACATGACTGTGGAAAATGGAATGCAAAAGTTCTATGATTACATGAAACAATTCCCAAATGCCGATAAACAAACAATGTGGGCACGAGGTTCATTAGACCAGATGGCAATTGATTCCCTTGCTATTAAATTTGGCTTGCAAGAGATTACAGGGTATAATATGTGGAGAGATGTCAGAACTGCAGTTGACATTATGTTTGGAACCACGAATGGCTATGTAGAAGTGGATCATCCTCTCTTCAAACGACACGAAGTCATCAAGCATCATCCTGTTCACGACTGCGCACTTGACGCAATGCAACTTATGTATGGAAAACAAGTTTAATGGAATTTTACACCAGCGTCCACCCAGTGGGCGACAAGATCCTCGTTAGAGGATATCAAAACGGCAGAGCATATCAGCGTAAGATAGATTTCTATCCTACGCTTTTTGTCACTTCTAAGGTTGAATCAAAATGGAAGACTCTGGAAGATACATTCGTTGATGAAATAAAACCTGGAGGTATCCGTGAGACTCGTGACTTCCTTAAACGCTACGAAGGTGTTGAAGGATTCCCAGTTTACGGTAACACCAACTACGCATATCAATATATCAGTGACACCTACGAAGACGATGTCAACTGGGATATGGAACAGATTAAAGTTTATACCATTGACATTGAGACTGAAACTGAGAATGGATTCCCAGACATTAAGTCAGCCAATGAAGAGGTTCTGCTAATCACAATTAAGGATCTTCAATCCAAGAAGGTTATTACCTTTGCTCAAACAAAGTATGGTGAGTATAAAACTACTCGTGCCGATGTTACGATGGTCAACTGTCGTGACGAACAGCACATGCTCAAAGAGTTTATGATTTGGTGGCAAGGTAATTATCCAGATGTCATCACTGGTTGGAACACTGACTTCTTTGATAATGTTTATTTGATTCATCGCATTCAGCGAGAGTTGGGTGATACATTTGCCAATAAGATTAGTCCTTGGGGTTATGTCAATCAACGCAAGACTTTTATCAAAGGTAATGAAGAGATTCACTATGACATTCTAGGTATTTCTCAGCTGGATTATCTTGAACTTTACAAGAAATATACATATACAAAGCAAGAGTCATATCGTTTGGATTACATCGCTGGTGAAGAACTAGATGATGCAAAGAAAGAGAATCCAGGAAATGACTTCAAAGATTTCTATACAAACTACTGGAAAGACTTTGTTGAGTATAACATTCATGACGTAGAGTTGGTTGACAAACTAGAAGACAAGATGCGTCTGCTTGAGTTGCATCTGACCATGGCATACAATGCGAAGATTAATCCTGAAGATGTTTACTCTCAGGTTCGTATGTGGGACACTATCATTTACAATCACCTGCGTAAGAAAGGTATTGTGATTCCAGCGAAGGCATACTCTGGTAAAGATGCGCAATTCGAAGGTGCTTATGTTAAAGATCCGATGATTGGTATGCACAAGTGGGTGGTTTCCTTTGACTTGAACAGTTTGTATCCTCACTTGATTATGCAGTATAACATCAGTCCAGAAACTCTAACGAGCGAGAAGTTGTCAGTCACTGTTGACAAGTTACTCAACAAAGAGATTGATACAGACTATCTCAAACGAAGAGACCTTGCCATGACTGCGAATGGTTGGACATATCGCAAAGACATCAAAGGGTTTATGCCTGAGTTGATGGAAGAGATGTATATCAATCGTTCCAAGTTTAAGAAACAGATGCTGAAGATTGAACAGGAATACCAAAACGATAAGTCCAAGGTTCACCTAGTAAAAGATATCTCTCGTCTTAATAATCTGCAGATGGCAATGAAGATTGCTCTTAACTCTGCTTATGGTGCGATGGGTAATCAGTACTTCCGTTACTTTGATATTAGAATGGCAGAGGGTATTACAACTTCTGGTCAGTTGTCCATTCGTTGGATGGCAAACAAGTTGAATGCATTCCTCAACAAGACTCTCAAGACAGAGGGTAAAGACTTTGTTATTGCGATTGACACTGACTCAATCTATCTTACACTTGAACACCTCATTGAAAAGGTATGCGAAGGTAAGAACACTGAGCAGAAGATTAAGTACATGGATAAGATTTGCGAGGATGTTTTCCAACCATTCATTGATCAAGGTTACACCGAACTATCAGATTATATGAATGCGTATAGTCAGAAGATGGTAATGAAGCGAGAAGTTCTTGCGGACAAAGCCATCTGGACTGCAAAGAAACGATATATTATTAATGTTCACAACTCAGAAGGAGTTCAGTTTGCGAAACCTAAGATTAAAGTTATGGGTCTGGAGATGGTCAAGTCATCTACACCTGCGGTTATTCGTGACAAGTTGCGTGATTCGCTTCAAGTTATCCTCGCAGGGGATCAAAAAGATCTTCATACATATGTTATGGAGTTTAGAAAAGAGTTTGATAAATTACCGATTCAAGAGATTGCTTTCCCGAGAGGTGTGAATGGATTGAAGCAGTATGCAGGCAGTCCGATTTATACAAAGGGAACACCAATCCATGTTCGTGGCGCATTGTTGTTCAATCACCACTGCAAGCGTATGGGAATCGATAAGAAGTATCAACCAATCCGTGATGGAGATAAGATTCGTTTCGTGTATGTTCGTACACCGAATCCTTTTCAAGAAGATGTGATTGCATTCCCACAGGTTATGCCAAAAGAGTTTAAATTAGAATCATACATAGATTATGATAAGATGTTTGAGAAGGTATTCTTAGACGCACTACAAATTGTAATTGAACCATTGGGTTGGAAGACTCAAGAAGAAAGTTCACTGGAGGATTTCTTTGGATAACATTAGTATATTACCAGTTTTTGCCACACCAATATTTTCGGTGACATTACCTTCTGTCTCAGAACATACTAAACAATTTTTAAAACAGTTACCTTATGAGAGGATGCCAATTAATAATGGCTCACAAACTGTAGCAAAGCGTGTGTTAGACTTTCCAGAATGTAAGGATTTAAAAGAATCTATCATGGATGGTATTAATGTATACACCAAAGATATAATCCAAATAAAAAAAGAAACCAACTTTTATATAACAAATTCTTGGATGACTCTACATGAACCAGAAGATTGGAATCAATCTCATACGCATAGTAATTCTTTATTTTCTGGATG